GGCGACTACGTCAAGCGCCACGGCCCGGCCGACGTGGAGACCAGGGCCGACCTCAACGTGCCGACCTCGGAGCTGGACGACCTCAAGAAGCTCTTGAGCACGGACGACCTCACCACGCTCCGTGGCCGTCGTCGCCTCTTCGACGAGACCCGCCTGCCCCAGGATCTCGGCCCCGACTTCGCCCGCCTCCGGGAGCTTCGTCGGCGTCGTCAGCTGCCGGCCGACCACCGCCTGCACGAGCCCGGCCCGGTCGTGCCCCAGCGCCGCGTCGAAGTGACCGACTCGGGTGCGCCCCGCACCGGCGCCGACCTCCGCTTGTTCATGGAGGACAACGGCGTCATCCTCACCGAGGACGAGATGAGCGAGTGGGCCACCGAGTACTCGAGAGGCCGCTTGCTCGTGCGCGAGCTACAGCGAGCCCTTGGGCGTGCCCGGGCAGCTGGCACCGCGCTCGACTTCGACCCGCAGCTCTTGTCCGAGATCGACAACCACGTCGCCACCTCCGGCAAGATCATCGAGGACATGGTCATGGGTGAGCTGCCCCCCAGCGTCACCCAGCTCTGGGATGATGTGCGCCGCATCCAGACGCAGCAGTTCGAGGAGGCCCGCAGAGCTGGCGTCTGGATCCCGGGCAGTCCGGTCGGGTACCTGCCTCGCTACTTCAACAAGAATGGCCGAGCCAAGATCGCCAGCATCATCGGCGACATCGAGCAGACCGACGGCCGCCTCCTTGTACGTCTCGGCATCAAGCAGGCGCAGCGTTTCGGGCGCTCGCTCGACTCCTTCTCGTTGGACGACCTGAACGACATCCATGCAGAGGTCAGGGCGCTGACCGCAGAGGAGGGGGCGGACAAGGTGTGGGCCAGCTACATGGCTCGCATCGAGCACGAGATGAAGCGGGCCGGCGTCCCGATCGCCGGTGGTGCAGGGCGACGGGGTGCCTACGACAGCAAGCGCCTCGTCGACGATCCGTTCCTCTCGTTGCTCCAGCGTCTCGGTGCCTCCAACCAGAACAAGACGCTCGAGCAGTATTGGGACAACATGCTCGCCGCCAGCGACACGGCCCCGGGCGAGTCCATGATGCTGGGCGGCAAGGTGGTCGGCGTCATCGACAACACAGGGAAGACGCGCAACGTCAAGAGTGCCCGCGCCTTCCCCGCGAGAACCACCTTGCGCAAGCCGTCGCAGAACCTCGAAGTGGTCGACCTGACCAATGAGGCTGCTGACCTGGAGTACACCCCGCAGTCCATCGTCATTGAGACGGCCAAGGGGGAGCGCCATGTGGTGCCCACCGCCATGCTTGATGAGACCGGCTTCGGGCTCCTTGATCTGGGCGCGGCCGACGAGCTGGAAGCCCTGGGCTACACCCCGACGCTCGGCCAGAACTTCGCCAAGGCCAGCCTGCGCTCCGACCTGCACGAGAGCATCTTCCAGGGCGTCCTCCAAGGGGGACAGGCCGAAGGGCTGCTCGGCCGGCACGTGGTCTTCGGGGCACAGAACCTGATGGCGTCGGCGATCAAGGCCTCGGCCAAGGTCCACGAGGTCACTGCGCCCGCGCTCCGCACCTTCGACTCGGTCAACTACCTGATCAAGACGTTCCAGACGATCTTCCGGTTGCCTTTCCACATCGCCAACCTGACCAGCGGTGTGTTCCAGACGATGCTGGCCGGGGCCTCACCGAAGAACGTCGCTGCCGCCTACGTCGACACCATGCGCCTGATGGGCGGCAACCAGCAGCGCCTCGCTCAAGCGGCCGGCGCGTTGGGCGACATGCTCGGCACCGACGAGACGGTGAGCAACGGGGTCCTCTCCCTGCTCAAGGGCAACCGCACCGAGATCCAGCGCCTTGCTCGGATGCAAGGCAACGGCGACCTCGCCAAGCACCTCGATGCGCTACAGGATGCCGGAATCGATGAGATCGAGTCGCTCGTCATCAAGCACGCTGACGGCACCGAGACGGACCTCGTGGAGTTCTTGCAGCTTGCGGGCGAGATGGAGTTGTATGGCACCTTCGCTAGTTCCCTGACCCGTGGCTCGCGGACGGTCGGCGAGAACCTCGTGCGCATCAAGATGGACGCGCTCGAGCCCACCTTGGGTGGGCGAATCAAGGGGCTCCCCGGTCGCACCCTCGAACGGATGCGCAACGTCAGCGAGACCTCGGAGGTCTTCAACCGGACAGCGACAGCCCTTGCGCTGGTGAGAGAGGGCCACCCGATGCGTCGTGCCATCGAGATCGCCAAGGAGGCGCACGTCCCCTACGAGAAACTCACGCCGTTCGAGCGCAACTACATGAAGCGCCTCTCGGTGTACTACGCCTTCCCTCGCCACTACATGCCGTGGGCCTGGGCACGCTTCGCCGAGGACCCCAAGAAGCTCTCGGTTCTGGCTCACACCATGCGCGACCAGAAGCTCTTGGCCTCGCAAGAGGGTCGCCCCACCTTGGTTCTAGGCGACATGCGCCTCGACGTGGGGCGTTTGAACGCCAACATGGAAGCGGCCGGGATGCTCGCCGCCTTCGCTGACCGCATCGTGATGCCTGCCGCCGAGATCATGCCCGGCATCGACTCGGTCGATCCGCGTGACCTCATCAAGGCGCAGAGTGACGCCGGCCTCACCTCGGTGGGTGGCGTGGCCAGCATGCTAGGCTGGAAGAACATGGTGCCACAGGGCGAGCGCACCCAGGGAGGGGCACCTGACCTGTGGGGCGACGCGGTCAACATAATCTGGCCAATCAAGATCGCTGCCCAGATCGCGGGCAAGGTGCCGTCGAAGGAGGAGGGCTCCCCCTACGTCGACTACACCCCGCTCGAGTCGTGGCTCACGGACAGCAACTTCGGCCTTGGCCTGCGCAAGGTGAAGCCCCAGCACGAGCTTCAGCAGGCGATCATGGCCTACCGCAAAGAGGTCCGGAAGCTCCAGCTCCGAGCCGCAGCCACCGAGGACGAGGGCAAGCGTGAGCGACTCCTCGACCACGTCCGTACGCTGACCACCAGTCTGGGTCAGATCCAAGCCGACTCCCAACAGAAGACCGACTAGTACCATGCCTAAGTCCGACACGCCTCCCTCTTCTGCTCCCGTCGTGCGCGAGATGCGCCGCGAGTTCGGGGTAGGGATCACTGTCAATGTGGCCCTCGTCCTCGCGCTCATCACCTTCATCTACAAGGCGGGCAAGTGGGTCGAGCGGATCGACAACAGCATCATTGGCACGAACACCCGCGTCGAAGCCCTGGAGGAGAGCCTCAACGGCTTCGTCGGGGATCGGTGGCGGCGGAGCGACACCTTGATGTACCATGTCCTTGCCCAAACGGCCGTAGACGCCTGGGCCGAACGCAACGAGTTGACTCCTTTCGTCCTACCTCCTCCCTACACACCTCAAGAGCAATGAGACACCTGATCCTTGTCGTACTCCTTGCGGCGCTCTCCTCCTCCTGCGTCGCTACCCGTGGTGACCTCACCGACATGTCCGCCGGCTTCGCTGACGCCTTCGCCAAGTTCGAGCAGCGGGCGGACGATGCGCCCACCCAGGCTGACATCGGCTTGGCTCGGGCCGAGCTGCTCGCGGAACTCAAGGGCACCGTGGACAAGACGGTGGACGCCATCGACGGGCGCATCGCCGATGTGGTAGCTACCGTGGACACCGTCAGCGAGAAGGTCGGCGAGGGCCCCATGGGGTGGCTCGAGCTGCTCTTGGGAGCAGCCGGCACGACGGTCGCCGGCGTCGGCGGGCTACACGTCCACCGGAACAGCACCCGCCGCCGCGACCTCGAAGTCCAAGAGCTGCGCAAGGCAGCTGGCCAATGATCGTCCTGGGTGTCGATCCCGGGTACAAGAACCTGGGCCTCTCTGTCCTGCGCATCGATGAGGAAGACTCGTCGAAGGTCGAGCTGCTGTGGTCGAAGAACATGGCCGTTGGTCGAGCGACTGCACCGATGGCCTTCGCCAAGTTCCTCGTGCCTCGACTCGAGGCGCTGCACAGCGAGTACGGGCCCATCGAGGGCGTGGCCTGCGAGACCCCGCCCATCCTGCCCGGCAACATCAAGACCACTGCCTTCCTCTGGGCCGTGACTTCGATCATCGTGGGCTGGGCGCAGCAAAAGGACATGGCCATGCGACACGCCTCGCCGATCTCCCTCAAGCGAGGGGTCTGTCGTACCCTGGACATGCCCTGGGACAAGAGCTTCATCCCACGCAAGTCGCATGTGAAGAAGGCGGTCGAGGCGCTGCTCGGGACAACCAGCTCGACGTCGCACGAGAATGATGCCACCTTCATCGGGCTGCTCTTGTTCTCCAAGGCGGTGCCGGCGGCATGAAGAAGCTCCACGTTGCGTCCAGGGTATCTCGGCTTGCCTACACCGGATGTGTGTTGGCAGACTTCGAGGTGAGGGCACTCAAACTAGATGAGCTGTTCTGCCCTGTGCGCCACGTGCAGACCTTCGTTGCGGGGGTACAGCGGTCCATCGACGAGAGCGGGCTACGGCATCCCGTGATCGTCGTGCGCATTCCGCGTGAAGATCTGATCGCGCAGCACGAGCAATGGGGGACCACTGGGCGGTCTATCCCTGACCGTCCCTGGCTCAACGTGGTGTGCGGCGGCACGAACCGGGTCGAGGCAGCACGTGGTCTGGGCTTCACGCACATCGACTGTCTCCTGGTGCCTGACTTCGACCTAGCCATGCGCATCCAGGAGCGACAACGGAGAAGCTATGTCCCAGCCCCAGCGCAAAAGTAAGCCCACTGCCCCGAAGCTCGAGCGGTTGTCCTCACCTGAAGACATGGCGGTCGAGCGCTTCGGTAAGGTCGAAGGGCTGGCGATCATCCGGCTGAACACCCTCAAGCTGGCTGAACACTATGCCGAGCGGTACCAGCTGGACATGGCCGATCCAGAGGTCGCGGTGATCGCCTCCGCCCTGGCGTTTACACGCCACAAGCAGCTCATTCTCTTGTCCGAGGTCGAGGAAGACTTGTTCCGGCGGTCCCTTGGTTCTGCTGACGCGCAGGACTACGGCCGGACGCTGTTCAAGGTGACCCAGGCCGGGACGCACAGGGAAATCCATCGAGAGATCGATCGCCTGCACTCCCGGGCCAGGGCCTACAGCAAGGAGCTACGCTACCTCGCTGACGACGCTAGTCGCGGGTCGGGCGACTAGACTCGGTGTCGCACACGATCTGTGCGTTCACGGCGTAGCCGGCGATGTCCTGGAGGGTGTCCACCGACGGGTGGCCCTCCTGACTCCGGCTGATCTTCTGCAGGATGTTGAACATGCAGACGTCGAGGGGGTCCAAGGGCTTGCCTCCGTCCCGGTTGGCGAGGTAGGCATTCCAGAGGCGGGCGGTACGAGTGTGGTTGACGAAGGGGTGGCCGTACTCCTCGCCTCGCTCGTCGACGATCGACTGGATCTGGCCGCTCATTGGTCTACCTCGCTGCCCTGCTCTTCCTGTCGGCGCTCATCCATGATGTGGGTGATGAGGCGGATCAACGAGAGCAGCGACACGTCAGGCATTGCCTGGAGCTGCGTGACGAGCATCTTGGCAGAGGGCGACGGCTCAACGGGAGGGTTGCTCACGGCACACCTCCTTGAACGCGCAGTAGCCTTTGCCGCTGCCTCGGCCGCAGAAGAAGTTGGCAGCGTCGTCGTGCCGCATGAGGAACTCCTCTCCTGGGTCCTCCTGGTTGGCTGCTGCCTCGAAGGCAGCGATCAGGCGGGCCTTCTCGGCCTCGAGTACGTCGGCCGTGACGAGGCGGGGCTTCAGGGGTTGGGTCAGGCTGTCCCGGTTGATGCCGGCCATGATCGCGCCGCTGCCCAGGCAGTCCACCCCGGGCGAGTCAGCGTAGACCGTGAGCTGGCTGATGTAGCCGAACCCATCGGGGTCGTGGTCGAACAGGGCCTTGCCGTGCTTTTTGAACCCGAACCCACCCATGCTCTTGAAGTCAACGAGCTGCTTGGGGTGCGCCTCGATGACGTCAGCTGCGAGGTAGTCCGCTGCCACTTCGCTGTCGGTGACCTTGAGCAGGGTGTCGACGGTGCCCTTCTGGTTGTACTTCATGGCGTCCTTGGGCCACCAGTCGGGCAGGGTGACCGGCAGCTCGTAGAACCCGACGAACCCGGGCGGCATGGCTGACTGGAGGGCAGCGTAGGAGAGCTGATGCAGCACGTGGCCGATAGCGAACGTGGTCCCGATGTTGTCGGGCATGTCGCCAGACGGCTGTCCTTGGTGGGCGTAGAAGGTTTGCCGAGCGCAGGCCAGGAAGGCCGACGGCCGGATCACCTTGGCCTCGTTGCGCTGGGACATCGCGTCGAAGATCAGGCCGGGGATCTCGACGAGGGCGAGGTTCAGGGCAGCGGTGTCCATGTTCTTGATGGACAGCCCGTGGGTGTGAAGAGCCTGAACGAACTTGGCCCAGGTGGGGTAGGGCTTCGCCGGCTTGGGGAGGAAGGTCATAGGGGTATCTCTGTGGTCAGGTGTGGCAACAAAAGCAAGGTGCCCCTCCGCAGAGAGACACCTTGCCCACGGTAGTCCGCTCGCTCCTGCCCTAGCGGGGCGGGGTGAAGCGGAACTCGTCCCAGTCGCCGAAGTCGCCCGTCTCGTGGAAGACGGACACGTCGACGATCTCGCCGATCAGGTCACGGGGGGCCTTGGTGACGGCCACCTCCTTGTCGGGCCAGACCGCCTTCATCAGCTTCATGTAGGTCGAACGGGGGCCGTTGACCTCCTTGAAGTTGACGTACTTGGCGAGGTCGCCGTCGTAGGCGTCGCAGTCGAAGGTCACCAGGAGCCGGGCCTTGGTGCCCTTCTCCTTGGCCTGCTCGTGCGGCTCGAAGGCGCGCACGTCGACGATGGTGCAGCCGGGGTAGGAACCCTCCGGCGTGCGGGGTTTCTTTCCCTCGAACTCGTCCTCGGTGAGGGTGGTGTTCAGCAGGGCATCGGGGTCGAAGTCACTCATGGTTAGTCGTCGGCTCTTGGGCCGCTCTCCGCTTGCTTGAGAATGTCTAGGAGGGAAAAACCGCTGTCGCCGGCAAGGGGTTTAGCCCTCAACAGCTTCTCTACGGCACCAGCCAGGGCCTCCCTTTCCCTGGGTGTTCTTTCGTCCATCTCCGTCAGGAGCTTGCGCACCTGTCTGTCGATGATGGTCTGGATCGTTTGATCGTCGTCGTTCATGCGTCGCCCCATGTGGGGCCAGTCGTCGCTTCGGCGGTAAAGCGTACCGCACCAAGGGCCTCGGGGAAAGCGCTGTTCGCTGCTTCCTCCATAACCTCTTGGACCGCCTGGGCTTTGGTTGCTGACACTCCTCCGGTCAGCACCTCGTCGTGGACCGAGAGCAAGGGCTCGTGGCCTGCCCCCTCAACCGCGACCAGCGCCTTGCGCATGATCTCGGCAGCGGTCCCTTGGACCCGCATACTGATCCCCGGCCGGGTGTCGTCGTTGCCTCCGAAGACTCGGGTGCGCCCACCTTCGTTGCGGACAATGAAGTACGCTGCCGCCTCCTGCCAGACCCCGCCCATCCACTCGTTGAGGTGATGTAGGTTGGTCAGGTAGTCGTCGAGGAACCGCTGTGCCTTGGCCTTGTGGACCTTCAGCTCGATGGCCAGTCGCTTGGCTCCCATCCCGTTGAGGATGCCGAAGTTGACCGCCTTGGCCCCGAACCGCTCTTCGTCGGTGATCTGGTCAGGGCGTTTAGACAGCATGACAGCCGCCACCTCGCGGTGCGGGCACCGACCAGCGGCGAAGGCTTCGAGGAGAACGGGCTCGTTGGCCAGGGCCGCAGCCACCCGTAGCTCCACTTGGCTGTAGTCACAGGCGATGATGCCGGTGTTGTCCGGCGAGGTCATGCACTGCCTGATCGCCTTGCCCACAGGCCCCCGCTTCGGGATCTGCTGAAGGTTCGGGTCAGCGCAGGAGAAGCGCCCGGTGACGGTCATGGTGCTCCGCGTCTCGGGGTACAGGATGCCGTCTCTGGCCTTCGCCGCCAGCGGCAGCGTGAACGACGACCGCAGCTTCAGGGTCTTGCGGTGCTCGACGATCGTTGCCACCAAGGCATCGCCGCCCTCGATGAGGCGGTTCATGGTAAGCGCGTTGGTGCTCGGCCGCTTGGTCTTCTTGGTTCGGGGTAGGGTTCTCCCGTTGGCCATGAGCCACTCGCCCACCTTCATCGGCGAGCGTACGGTGTCGGCATCGATGCCGGCTGCAGCCAGCTCGTCCTCCAGGGCAAGGATGCTGGCATCCACCTCGGCCTCGACCGCCGCCAGCCGCTCGGGGATCAGGCGCAGCCCACGGTTCTCCATGCGCAAGAGGGCTTGCTCGGTGCGCCAATCCTCGTCGCGCTGCTTGGCCCCGAACTTCTGGGCCATCAGGCTCGACACGAGCAAGTCGTTGGCGAGGTACTCACAGAGATCCTGCTCGGGTACCTCTGCAATCCTGCCCTGCTTCAGCAGTGCCGGCGTCGGGATGTTGGGCCACCCGTAGACTGCAGCCACGTGGTCCATCGACTTGCGGCCAGCGGTGTTCTTGTAGTAGAGAGGCAGCAGCGTGTCCCACCAGGGCTCGACCGGGATCAGGTCGAGGGCATGGAAGTCGAACCGCAGGTTGTGGCCGACGAAGCGAAGGCGTGTAAACACCTCCTCGAGTCCCCACTCCTCGTACTCGTCCCGGGACACGATGAAGCAGTGCTGCCCACCCAAGGGCATCAGGCCGATCCACCATGCGTAGTGCTTGGCGTCGGGACCCCGGACCTCGAGCCCGTTGGTCTCGGTGTCCATGACCCATTGGGTTTCCGTACCGGCCCGGTCGATCACCTGCTTTAGCCGAGTCTCGTTGAGCCTGTGCCAGATGACTTCAGGGTTGCTCACCTTCCACCTCTCTTTCCCAGTGTGCGATCAGCTTGTCCAGCTGGAAGAGCCAGCTCGGCTGCTCACGGACGCTGTTGAGTTCCCGGATGTCCACCAAGACTTGAAGGTAGTGTTGGGAAAGGGTGTAGGGATCGCCGTACACTCCAGGCGAATGGTGCGCGCTGACCGGGCAGTCCAGTGCCCACTCTTCGTTGCTCTCCCCGTCGTCGCTCGGGCCGTAGACATCCGTACGGGTGTACGTGATCTTCAAGGGCTGGATCTCATCGAACTCACTGAAGCACGTCCAGCACATGCCGGCGTTGTAGTCCTCGTCGCAATGCTTACGGGGCGGATTGTCCGGCGGGTCGGGGGCCTTCCAGGCGTCGTAGCCAACGGGTAGGTCATTCATAGTGTTACCTCGGCGTTGGCGTACATGTTGTCCATGGGGTCCTGCGTGCCGTGGCACGCCTCGTTGGCGCACTCCAGCAGGAGGGACGGCTCGAACACTTCGACTAGGAAGGAGAGGGTTGCCTCCGGTCCCAACCTGCGGGCGGCGCTCTTCAGGTCGGCGGCGATCGCCGTCGGCTCGACGGCGGCGGGGATCAATTGTGCTTCAACCTGCTGTCGCCGGAGGTCGAGGTCGTGGGCGGCGGTGGCCAGGGCATGTAGCAAGACGGGTTGGTCCACGCCGAAAGCCGCATCGGCAAGGGCCTGGAGTGACTCGACGGCAAGGGAGAGGAGGCGGGCGTGGTGGCGGATCTGGTTGGGCTTCATGGCTGGGGTCCTACGGGTGAGGGTGGCGGGTGTTTCAGATGCTCCAGAACGTGGTCTCACCGATCGAGTGGACCCCGGGCATAGCGGTTAGGAAGGCATGGGCCATGTCTTCGGTAGCCTCGGGGGACCAACGAGACCAAAGCTCCAGAGTAGTGGGGCGGAGGAGGTAGGGCGAGCTCCCGGTGGGGTCGGGGGTTTCGAGGAAGTAGGTGATCCAGCCACGGGTGACGATGGGCTGGGTACGGTCGGGATGGTAGAGGGTGGTTTGGATGGCGGAGGTCATGCTACAGGGTTACTTCAGCGTGAATGACAGGCGCGATGCGCCCATCGGGAAGGGAAAGGCCATGCTCGAGGAAAGCGTTTACACGCCCCCCGTTGGCCTGCGGGTCGCCCGGCTCGAACGCCTGGGCCATGATCCACTCGTGTCCCTTGCAGGCAAGGAACTCGGGGATCGGGTAGTCATGGGAGTTGAGCAGCTGCCACCCTACATCGACCCACTTGACCTCCAGGCGGACAGGCGCCCAAGGGGTGCCTCGCAGCCAATGGTCTTCGAGGCGACGCCAAGCTCCAGGGCGTACCGGCTTGTCGTTGAGCAAACTCAAAGGCCCCGGGTCGAGGCGCAAGGTGTAGCCTCGCCGCCTGTGTAGACAGGCCAGGAACGGCGCCTGTCTCGACAGCGCTCGTTGGGGCAGCGCGGTGACAGGAGCCTCGCCCCAGTTGGGCACGGGGCGAGCAGTGTTCGCCTTGCGCAGCGCCTTCGCTTGAAGCATGTTTACACGCTCCGTGAGTTGTCGTAGGTAGTGGCTCATATCGGGAGTCGGGCTCGGAGGGTTCGGGGTACGTGGAGCCGACGCCTTGCCCGAGTCAACATGACATAGAGCAGGCGGACAGTTTGCGGCTCGCGTCGTTCAAACCGCTCGAGTGCCACCCGTGACCAAGGGAGCAGGTAGACGTCATCGGCCTCCGCTCCCTTGGCAGCGTGCCCCGTGGACAGGACTAGCTCCTCGTCGGCTCGGCCTACCTTGGGCACGATGCCTGTGCCCCGCAGGCCCCAACCACGGAAGGCCTTGGCCACCGAATGCCGAGAGTAGCCGAGCACGAGGCCACGGCGGGGCGGGCTGTCGGGTCGCCACGTGAGCAGCTGGGTGCTGTGGTCGGCCCGGAACGTCGCCGCCGGCCGGTCGTAGTAGGACCGCAGCGCAGCCGCAGCCACCGACGCCACGTTGTCGCCGACACGCCAGCCCTTGTTGAGCACCTCGGTCTCGTCGGCGCGTTGCCAGACAGGCGGCAGCTGTGCCCCCTTCATCCCCTTGCTCTCGCCGAAGATAGCCTGTCCCGGGTCGCCGAAGGTCCAGACGTTGCCGTCTGCCTTCACCAGTGCAAGGGCCGCACGAAGCTCGGTCCAGCTCATGTCCTGGGCCTCGTCGATCATCAGGCAGTCGTACTTCTCGGCCTCGGGTACCGGGGCACCGTCCTCCAGCCAGCGAGCCAGCGGGAGCAGGTACTTGATCGGCCCCTTGGGCAGCTCGCTGTCGAGGTCGAAGGGCGGGTCACCATCGCGCCAGTCGTGCAGCGCCTTGGCCATGAAGTCGAGTTGGTCTCGAGCCCGACGGCTGGGTGCGTCCAGGAGGTACTGATCGAGGGCCGTGTCGAACAGGTGGTGGATCTTCCGGGCAGTGTACGCTCGGTTCGAGTAGGCCACCCCTGCCTTCGCCCCCTTCAGGTAGTCACGGACGTACGGCCACGTCAGCGAGTACACTGTCCCTGATGGCACGTCAGGTGCCCGTTGCTGTAGGACAGCCGCCGCATCATTGGTGTAAGTGACGACTGCCCCGTTCTCTGTGGTCCAGGCCGAAGCCTCTGCAACGATCCGCCGGGTCTTGCCTGTGCCCGGCGGTCCATCAATCGCTACTACCCTCGGCATCCTTGTCCTCCTTGGCCTTCAACCTAACGTAGGTCTCGTACTGTGCCCCGATGAACTCTTGTGCTTCGTCAGGGAGCAGGGCCAACGAGCACACCATGACCTTCGCCTTGCTCTGCATGCCAACCAGGGTCTTGGTGCCGAGGAACTGACGGCACATCTTCTTGGTCTTGCTGATGTCGCCCAGCTGGGTCATCAGGATCTCTTGCAGGTAGGGCGACAGCACCAGCGAGGCCAAGCTCTCCTCTCCCTTGGGCCACACCACGAAGGGCACGGCCATGCCGCTCGGTCGCTTCGCAGTCCAGGCTTCGAGGAAGGTCAGGTCGGCCGCAGCTGTCCTCGCCCACTCCTCGATGATGGTCCAGAAGCGCTCCTCCAGCGGGATGCCTAGGATGTCGACGCCCTTCTCTGCGTGCAGCATGAAGTCAAGCGCCCTTGCCCACCCAGGCTGGATGAACAAGGGGCTTCGGGCGACGGTGTCCAAGGGGGAGCCGGCCAGCGTGGCCAGGGCGGGCAGCAGGTTGCGCAAGTCGGCCAGAGCTGTCACCTTCTTGGCCTCGTTCCTGCGCTTCGCTGACCCGCCGAAGCCTACCAGTGTCTCCTTGAGCTTCCCTTGGCTGTCGAACACCTCGACCATCCAGGGCACGGCACCGAAGACGCCTTCGCACTCGGCCTTGACGTCAGTGACCGTAGGGTGTTTCTCCCTAGCTTGGTACTTCTCGCCGTTCTTGCTGCCGACTGACCAGCCGGAAGCGATAGCCGTGCGGAACTCCTTCTCGCTGAACTCGCCGAGCCGTGGCTTCAGGTGCTCCCACAGCCCAGGCATCAGCTCTTGATCTACCTGGGTGCCTGGATGCAGCCGGCCGAGCACTTGCCCCACCTTGGCCACGAAGTTGTTGCGTCCCCCTTCGGGGATCGCCTCGGCCAGATGCTCAAGCAGACCAATGAAGTGGATCGCCTCGGTTGGCTTGCCCTTCTTGGTCTGGCGTGTCTTGCCCTGGTCCTTCCTGGCTACCAGCCGAGCGATCAGGACGTCCGGCGGGAAGGCGAGGCTCGAGGGCGTGTAAACGTCCCCCATCACCGTCCGGTACTTGCCGGGCTTCTTCTGCTTGTTGGTGGCCAGGGAGTCGGGCAGCATGATGAGCCGCCGTGCCTTCGATGAGACCCGTACCTCGCCGGCCACCCCGTTGCCGAAGTCCACCGTTGCAGGCAGGCGCTCTGCCATCAGCTCGGGGGGCAGGCGGAACCATAGGTGGTAGCCACCCGACGGCGTTTCAACGAGGCCCATCGTGGGGGGCGGTGCCTCGCCAGAGGCCAGCCGAAGCCAAAGGTCGTCGAACGACATCCCGTAGGTGTCGAGGTCAAGGATCAGCAGGGGGACCGGGTCACTCGATTGCGGACACAGTACCGCCCCGGTCCCCTTGGACTGGAGAAGGTGGGCATGGGCCAGCTCGTGGTCCTCATCGTCGATGAAGACATCGAACTCCTTGCCCCCTAGCTTGACGGGGTACTTGCGGCGTCCGGTGGTCGGGAAGACCCAGTAACCCTGCTCACTAAGAGCAAGGTGTGTCATCAGGCGTCGTCTTCAGGCTTGCGGAGGTTGGTGGTGGGGGACAGGCGGACTTCCCGCTGCTCAAGCTCGTCACAGTAGCAGCGGGCGGCGGAGCGCATGAAGCCAGAGAGTGACCTACCCGTCTGGTGGGCCAGCAGCTTGATGCGGTGGTATTCCTCGGGGGTCACGTTGACTTGCATACGGTGGCCACGGAGGTACTCGAACTCGGTGTGTTGGTTGGACATGGGCAGACTGGCGGGTCGGATCGTAATAACGACCTTTCGAGCTATTGAATCGCCATAAATCCCCGCGCCGAAGGAACTTACGACCGAAACGGGCAAAAACACGTTTGGCGCCCGTGCATTCTACACGGCAGGCCACCGCCGGTCCCGCGTCGGACGCGGCGGCGGAACGAAATCCGCCCGTTTCGGTCGTAAGTGCCGGAGCCACCGCCGCTTAGCGTCCGTTCAATAGCTCGAAAGGTCGTTATTAGCGGCGGCTCTTCAGTCTACTCACCCAGCGTGAGTCGGGTGTTCTCCTTGCCTTGGCGGTCGTCGTTCTCACTCACAAGCAAGAACATGTTAGAGGCGTTGAAACGCTTCCTGTCGAGGGCGTCGGGCGGCGCGATGCACGGCCCCAACTGACCGGCGAACTCCTTGAGCACCGCCTTGTCGGCGAACGGTACCAAGAGGAAGCAGCGCTTGTCCTCGGGAGGCTTACTCATGGCTGTCCTCCAGCGCGGGGGCCTCGACGATCTTCTCGACGACCTTGGGTTCGGGGAAGTCAGCAGCGGTCACCTGGATCAGCTCGGTGCCCAGCCGGATCGCCTCCTCGTTGCACAGGGTCAGGGTGAAGTTGGCACCCCCCATCTGGATGGTAAGGTCGAGGCGGTCGCCGGCCCAGCGGCTCTTGGTCACGCGGATCGAGTCGGAGGAGGCTTGGCTGATGGAGACCTCGCCGGTAGCACGGAAGCGGTCGGTGTCGTAGTTCATTCGGAGTGGTGTGGGTTGGCGCGTTTACGCGCAGACTCTTCTTCTTGCAGACGTGCAGCCTTGGCCTCGTGGCCAGCACAGGCTTCGTAGCGCTCTCCCTCGTAGTGAAAGAAGAGCGTGCTCCATTGCCGGCAGCGTTTGAACGAACACTGGCTCGGCATCATCTTGTCACGCGGCGTGAACACTAGAGACCCAGGGCCTTCGCCAGCACCTTGGCCTCTTGCGGTGGCAGCGTCGGGATCCTCCAGGCCAGCCGGACCTTCAGCTCTTGCCTCAAGAACGGGTCCTCGGCCATGGCCACGAGCACCGTGAGGCTGATGTTCGAGCCCGCATCTTGCGCTCGGTTGTAGTCACCGCTCTCGTCGTAGTCGCCGACGATCTTGATGGGGTCGCCGGCCCATCGTCCTACTACCTCGCCCGGGGGACCGTGGTAATCGCCGCCCACGCCCTCGCTGGCGCTGGACTGCCGCAGCAGAAGGGTCAGCGCAGTCATGGCACCGTGGCTGGACGTCCCTAGCTCGAGCAGCTTGGCCCCGTCGCCGAAGTCGTGGGGGTGAATGTACTCGTTCTTAGCCTCGTTGAAGATCAGGAAATACTGTCCCATCACTTGAACCTCGCTTCGGGGAGGATGACCACAGGACCCACGATCGGGTTGGTCTGACTGCCCAGCAGGTAGGTGCCGATGGGGTTCTTCTCGAGCCCGTGGATCAGCCCCTCCTCGTTGACCACGGCGAAGTACACAGGGCAGCTGTTGCGGTTGACCTGATGCAGACCCAGGGGGATCAGGGCGATCATGCCTTCGACTACCTCTTGTAGCTGCTTCAGGCTGAAGGTGCCGTCAGCCTCGGCTGGCTTCGGCATAGGGGTCACCGTGCCGTCGGTGTTCAGGATGTAAGAGTCCATTGTGGTTGCGGTTGGATGTCTAAACGAACTGCCCCACCACGACGAAGTAGCAGGGGTGATCTTCGGGGAGCTTGTCCTTCAGGTGGTCGCACACGATCGCGTTGACCTCGTGAGCACCAGCTTTGCACTCATAGCCATTGACGGCGATGTCATACAAGCCGTTGGTGTCGTAGGAAGCGCGGAACCTCCGTCCTTCCAGCTCGGAGCAGGGCCAGCGTCCGTCGCTTGGCCCATAGCCAGCCGCCCAGTTGGCGGTATCGTTGGCGCTAAGCCAGAGGGTCAGGGAGTCACCGTTGTCAATGAGTCTCATTGGGTCTCCTCCTGGGAGCAGCGGGTCGGTTGGTCACTCATCAACGAACGCCCCCGTCCTCTCGCGGAGGGACACCCAGCAGCCATGGCCGCAGACAACATGGTCAATGAGGGGGATGCCTAGCAGTCTACCGGCCTTGTGCATCCGGCGGGTCATCTCGATGTCTTCGGGCGAAGGCTCGGCATCGCCGCTCGGGTGGTTATGTGCCAACACGATCGCCGCACACCCATCGGTCGAGAGCGCCCGTTTGAACACCTCGCGGGGATGCACGACGGAAGACCCCACCGTGCCCAGGGAAACCACTGCCTCATCGAGGAGGCGATGCTTCGTGTCAAGGAGAAGCACCGTGACCTGCTCTTGCGCCAACCCACGGTGATGCGCCTCCATGTAGCGGTACACCTTCTCGGCGCTCGGGATCGGGAGCTTCGTCCTGCCTTGGCCGAGCTTCCGGCACACCTCGTAGGCGGCGGGCAGCGACTCGCGGCAGAGCTGCTCGAAGTCTCGGAGCTCCATGGGGTCACCTTGCCCTTGTCCTTCTCCACGGTCGAGTCGATCAGGCGTAGTCATTGTCATCGTTGGTGTTGTGCCCAAGTAGAGCAGTGAAGTCGAACCCACACACCGGACACTCGGCCGGCGGCTCGGGTTCGCACAGGTTTCCGTTGCCACACTGGCACAGCCAAGGCATCAGCAGCCCATCCTGCGCTCGGCTTCAGCCTCGGCGCGGTCATAGGCCTCTTGCTCGTAGGTGTCCCGGATGTACTCTTGGTCTTCGTTGTTCAAGCACCACCAGCGGACCTCCTTGACGACGCGCTTGCCTTCGCAGGTATAGCATCGGACGTCGTAGGTGCCGCCCATGTACTCCTCGCGGAAGTCATCGCCCAGCTCGTGCATCTCTGCCTCGGTGATCCCGCCGGCGTCGATGCTCGGGTTGACATGTACCCCGTTGCCCTCGCAGCGGGGACACACGCGCCACTTCGCAGGGAAGGAGCGCTCGCCAATGGTCATCTTCATCAGTCGGTCCTCCCGGTGTGCTCACGAAGCAGCGCCTTGAACAGGTCGGGGTTGGTACTCTCGACGAAGTACAGCAGGCCACGCAGGACGGCCGGCTCGAGGGCGATCTTGTCGGTGCCTTGGGCCCGCAGGTCCAGCACGTAGGCGTACCCATCGTAGGTGATGTACACCCCGTCGCCGATGTAGTCTTCTGGGGCTTTGTCCATCAGGATTCCTCCATTCGTTCGTTGTTGCAGGGACAGATCGGCGGGCCGTAGAGGCCCAGCCACTTGCTCGTAGTTCGGGCGGTGTACCCACATTGGGGACACTTCACCTTCAGCATCCGTGACCCGACGCTGCCCCGTGGCTGCACCGTCACGCCTGGGTGATCGTACTCGCCGAGCCGTTTAGACATCGTTGTCAGCACCTTGTTCAGGTCTTCGCCGACAGGGGTGGATGTCATTGGGGGCTCGAAGCCCAGCTCAAGTGCCACCGTGCGGAACTTCCCACGGTGCCCCTCCTTGTTCCCCACGCTCACATGCACCAGCTCATGCAGAAGCGTACTCAACACCTCGATCGGGTTGGTAAGCACAGGGCTGATGTAAACGTGTGCTCGCTTCTTGTCTCCGCTGGAAGCCTTGTCCCAGCATTGGCCGATGGCGGTGGCCTTCTTCCCGCGCTTCCCCTTCGGGAACCCCACAGACACCAAGGGTTCCTCGAACGGAGAAGCGTCTGCGCAGCCCACCACCCGCTTCGAGAGCAGGTAGGTGGCCTTGCGCAGCCACTCCTCGCGTCGCATGACCTAGGCCTTGACCAGTTCGTCGAAGGCCGAGCGGCGCGGCACCACCTTGGACTTGAAGACGTTGCTCCAGCCGAGGAAGTAGTCGGGACGGGTGTCCATCAGCCGGCACAGCTTCTCGAGCAGGCGCGGGCTGGGGGCACTGCGCCCGGTCTCGAGGTTGGTGATGGTCGTGCCGGTGACGTCACAGGCAGCGCCGACAGCGGCTTGGGTCATGCCCAGCTTGGTGCGGCGTTCCTGCAGCCGCTCGGAGAAGACACTCATGGGAGTACCTAAGGGTAGGGAGTTGGGTTGGTGCGTGGGATTGAAGCCGCCCACGCAACGGCTGTTAGTGAGTGATCTTGGTAATCGGAGGGACACCGGGCTGGTGGTCATAGCGGACGAGGTCAGGGTCAAGCGGTCCGCTTGGGATGTGGACCGTATGCACACCGCTGATGAGTAGCGGTGTGCGCCCTTCCGGGATGGCTTCTCGCCGGATCAGCAGCTCGCCGAGGATCAGCCGGCTGACCCCGTGGGACAACCCATCCCATGGGTTGCCGCTGCCTTCCGTTTGCCAGCACCGTACGCCCTCCTTGTTCGCTGCGTTGACCGAGCTACCGTGGGCTTCTTGCCACACAGCGACGACGCCGCAGTGGGGGCCGACCGAGGCGTGGTCCCTGATCTCCACCTTGGTCCCGGTATGACCACCGATGGTGATGTCGCTTCCGCCAGAGGGCGCCTGACCTTGCAGTAACCCCTCGTGCCCGCAGTACCGAGCAAGGCTTTTGCGCAGCAGGATGACGCCTTGGGACGCCTTGCCGGCAATGGCTCCGATGGTAGCCGACGGGTGTCGGTTCTGGTGCGTGAACAACGTGCGCCCGCACCCAACCCGAAGCCCAGGGCCGCGAAGCGTCTCCCAGTTCACCAAGGAGGCGATGTCGACATGCCGCATGTTCATCGTGTACATCCCATGCTCCTTGCATGGTCCCACGGTGAGGTACCCAGTCGCCGTGAACTTCGTCCCGATGAGGACCATACCCCACATCATCCCGAAGCCATCGTAGCCGTCGTAGGGCGAGCGGATCTCGACGTTGTGCGTCTTCAGGTGGACCATCGAGCACTCGTCGATACAGCGCACAGGCGACTTGTCGTGCTTGTGCATCGGCTGGACCGCCAACGAGTCGAGGATGACCTCGCCGACCGCCGTTGGGTGTAGCTCGAGCCCGTGCAAACGGGTCAAAGAATCCCCCCCGATCACGAACAGCCGTTGCCCATGCTCCAGGTGGATGTCTTTGCCCACTCGCAGCGCAGGGATCTTGGTGTCACCCAACACAACGACTTCCTCGTGGCCGTCAGCCAACAGCACGTTGAGCTGCTTGGCCAACTCGTAGCTAGACATCCCGTCGGGGACGGTCAGCTGGGCAGCGCCGGGGCCCGGCACCGTCTGTTCGGGTGCTTCATCGAGCATCTGCTGGACGACACCCTCGATGAGCTCGCTGCCCTCTTGGGTGAGCAGCGCAGCCTTGTTCGCGGCGAGTCGTGCGTTGCCAAGCAGCTGCTTGGCTTCGAGGAAGGCACCTAGGTATTCTGTCTTCATTGTGGTTGGTGGGTTGGTTGGGGGAAAGTGTGCCCCTGCGGCCGCTCCAACCCGACTCCTCGACCGAAGGATCTAGAAGAACAGAGCGACCAGAGTGCAGGGGCACACAGAGAGGATCCTACATCTCGACGCACTCGGCGTCGATGAGTGGGCTGGCCTGCGGGCAACCCAGTGAAAGGGTCGCCGCTGCCTCACCTAGCTTGTAGGACAGCTGCCCTGATGGGCCGCTCAAACCAGACGAGACAACGACTTGAGCCTTTATACGCTTCCAAGAACGGTCGGCTTTCAAAGCTGCTTCTTCGCCCGGGCGACAGAGAACAGCGTTTCGGCGGATCACGTGTGCAGCGTAGGGCGTTCAGGGTCCTCACTCTGACTAGCCCAGCTCCGTTGGGGTACACATCAGGTGTCCCCTTGGCTTTGCGTTTAGACCTCGTCGTATCGACGCGACGTAGTCATTCCCGCTTGGCCCATTTATCCTGTCCCACCGCACCCATTTCTAGGTGCGGTGGAACAACGCTCGTGGCTTACAAACTTCGGTACACCCGCCACGACGGGCCGAGGGCGCTACCATGCGCCGCCCTCGTAGTAGTACCTAACTCACTCGTAGTAGGGCCGCTCCTCGGGCCAACCCTTGGCCGGGTGGTCCTCAAGGCACATGGTGTAGCGTCCCTCGCTCATCACGCTGCTGATGTTGTCGTTGCGCTTGGCGTTCTCTTCGGCACACCACAGCTCGAGGCCTTCGCCCACCTTCTGGGCCAGCCCTTCCGTGGCACACTCGATGCTGTGGATCGGCTGGCCGAAGGTGTACCACCAACCGCCCTCTTCGGGTCCGCCGTAGCCCTTGTCAATCAGGTACACATTGGCGAACCTCTTCTCGTCGGTGCCGCTCATCGCTTGAACACCGGGAAACCCTTGGCGCAGGCAAGGCACTTGCCGACCCAGTAGTAGTCGCCGCACCCGTTGTCCTGCCGCTTGAGCACGACTTCCTTGCTCCGGCAGTGGGGACAGACATTCTTGGGCGTCTGCGACGGCTCGTTGACTCCGTCCTCCTCGGCGAAGGCCTCACTCAACACCTTCCACATCGCCCAGGTCCCGATGAGCGACCCAACGATGATGCAGACGGCGCTCACGACAGCACCGCCTTGGCCTGCTTCACAGCGTGACCCAAGAGCGCCCTCTTGCTCTTGCTCATCACAGCGTAGTTGAGCACGTCAACCGCCTCGTCGATGGCTTGGGTGTAGGCAACGAGGCCCTCTTCCTCGGCATCGTGCAGTCGGTCCAGGGCCGCGTCGGCCCGCTTGTCGCCTTGATCTCGGCTCATGGTAGTACCTAATCCTGCCCGTCAACGGGCTCTGGTCTATCTCGGCTTCGTTGCTCCACCCAGGGCATGCCCAACGGAAAAGGGCGCTGCCCCACCCGACCCCCAGGGGGATCAGGCGAGACAGCGCCCCAACGGAAGCAGCTTGGCCTACTTGGTCACCGCCATGGCCTCGGCGAACGCGCCCCGGATCAGCTCCAGCTCGTGCTCGTCGCGGGTCACGCTCTTGCCCTTCGTGGCGAAGGCATCCAGGCTGTTGCCCACGTCGATCGCCTTGCGGATATCGTCCGCGCAGTCGAGGATGGTGAGCCACTGCGCCGGGTAGAGCGTGGTGGGGTAGCGGCCCATCCCGTAGATCGAGAGGCCACCCGACTTGGACGGCTTGAGGGTCAGGGTGGAACCCGACGACTCGAGCCGGGCCTTGAGCCGGGCGTTCTCGGCCAAGATCTCGGCGATCTGGGCTTGGGACAGGTCGGTCTGCGAAGCGGCCTCCGCCGCCTTGGTGTCGTTGTTACCCATTTGGGAACTCCTAAGCATGGTAGCGTTGGCTTGCCCAGCTCACAATGAGCCGGGCGGATCCTGGCTTGCGCCGGGAAGGGTTGCCCGTTGGGAGCACCTACTAGGCAAGAGCAGCAGCCCTTGCGCTTCGATGCCCCAACGACCCGACGACGACCCCCGGCCCGGCCCATCGGCCATGGCCCGGAAGCGGTCGAGTCGCATCGGACGCCACCATGAGCCACCGGCCGTTCAAACGTGACATCGGACCGGCGAAATCGTCGTAAGTACCGCGCCCACAAGAACTTACGAACTCGCGGTCACGATCGCCGCGTCGGTGGCTCATGGAAGCGTCCGATCCGTCCCTCCCGGGGCCCATGAGCCGGGTTACCTCCCGGCCTTACCTTACGAGGGCCCCGGGAGGGACGGCGCGTTGGTGGGGCCATGGCGCCCGCCCCGGGCCGCCCCGCGCATCGAGGGTCCCGTCGGGGCCCGGCCACCGGGGCGATCTCGTTCCCCCGCCTAACCCCCTGCGCTTGCGCCGGTTAGGTCACTCCTGATGAGATTCACTAGAGATGAGTGTCACACCAAGTCGATCTATGGCTCAATAGAGGACCGCCGGGGCAATCCCGCCCCGGCCAAACCCGACACTTGACCATGACTCACAACGACTTCACCCGCGCTCTTGACTCCTCCCCGTTCGACGACCTCTACGGCCTTGCCCTGGCGGTCGCCAACCTCTACCGCACTGGCCGGGACTACGGCGGCTCGCCCCTTCCTCAATGGATGGATGCCGACGTGGCCACGGAAGCCGTGGACGTGGCTGTCCTTCGCCTCCTGGCCGATGTCGACGCCGACGACCTCGACCGGCTGGCCGACGAGCCAGAGGTCCGGCAGCGCCTCGTCGGCACCGGGAAGGCAATCCTGCGCACGTGGGCGATCCACCCAACCCTGGCCATGGGCGGCGGCTCGCGGGCCGTCACGACCGGCCACGAGGACGCCACGTTCCACGAGGGACTGACCGCCACCGACGCGCTCGCGGCGCTCCGGGAGGTCCAGGAGGAAGCCCGCGCGGTGTTGGCCGAGCTGCCCGAGCAGCACGCCTTCACGCTCGATGCCATGGCCGGTCGGATCCCCCGCCCCGCCGTGGCCGAGCCGACGTGGCGCAAGCGGTGCGAGCGAGCCCGCCAAGCCCTGGCCGAAGTCCTCAAGGTCCGGGCCGAGCTGCGCGACCCTGGCACTCTGCCGACGCGCGCGCCGTCGCCCGCGCTCCCCTGGCGGCAGGCTGCAGCCATGGTGGTCGGGGCGACCGGACGCGCGGCGCTCCCGGCGCTCCAGGTCGAGCCGCCCGTGGCTCCCGAGCCGACGCCGGAACGGTGGCCAGTGCTGACCGTCCCGCCGCTGGACGATGCCGCCCGGCTCCGGGTCGCGCAGTCGCGCCGGCTCCGGTCGAGCGGCGGCCCGGGGTTCGTCGCCTGAACCCGACCGGGGGGCGGTCGCCGGCAACGGCCACCCCCCGGGGCCTTCCCCCTCGCGGGTGTCCCCCCGCCCCCTAGCCACCGGCCGCGCCGCCGCCCGCCCATATCGATACGCCGCAGAGACATCACCTTGCGCCCTTGCCCTCGAGCCCCCGGCGTCCTACGGTACACCCATGACCCCTGACCGCACCCCCGCCGCCGCCGAGGACGCCCTCCCCGTGGCCAAGACCAAGTACGACACGAAGGAGAGCGCGAAGACGGTTGATGCCTTCCAACTAGGCACCGACCCGGCCCCCCAGTGGTTCCTCGACCTCGGCGGTGCCCTCGTCATTGACAATGCCGCCTGGGTGGTCCAAATCGGCGGCCTCACCGCCGTCCCCGGCAGCTGGATCGTGAACCACCCCACCATCGGCCCGCGCATCTACACTGACGCCGAGTTCAAGGCACTCTTTCAGTGACCCCGCGCCTGACCCACACCCACACGCCGGCCGCGATCCGAGAAGCCACCCTGCGCATCTTCAACGACCCGATCGCGCTAGCAGAAGCCCTCGGCTACAACGGAACACCGACGATCGCACCTGACCCCAAGTCAGGGGAGCCAACGGTACTCCAGCGCAAGGTCTTCGGGGCGTTCCACCGCCGGATGCTCGACCACGCCCACTCGGGCCCACGCACAAGCACTGTCGTACCTAGGGGGCATGCCAAGAGCACAGTGCTCACGGTCTGCGACACGATCCACCACCTCTTGCGCCACCCCCACTCGCGCAACCTCATTGCGTGCGCCACCCTCGACCTCGCCCGTAAGCTAGTAGGTGAGATCAGAGATAGGCTGAACGGCGACCTCGAGCTGCTCCCTGGCCTCTTCCTGCCCGTCCGCGACGCCTTCCCGTGGCTCGCGGTGCGCGGCGACCTCCGCAAGCAGGGCCCGGCCGACCAGTTCAATATCGTCGGCCGCGAGGGCAAGGGCCGCGAGCCGTCGGTCTTCGCTGCCTCGGTCGAATCCAACCTCGCCGGCAACCACCCGACCAGGGCGGTGGTCGACGACCCGTCCAACGAGCAGAACAGCCGGACCTACGCCCGCCGCCGCAAGGTCATCGAGTTCATTGAGACACTTGAGCCGCTGATGTTCGCGCCCGACTCGCCGATCTACCACATCGGGACGCCGTGGGCCTTCCAGGACGTCACCGCGTACCTCGAGCGCCGCGAGGACTGGACGCAGTTCCGGTTCGGCGTCTGGGACGGATACAATCCCGAGACATTGAAACAGGACGGTAAAGGGCCCGGCCCCGACGGCGCATGGCCGGTCTGCCCGTCGTTCCTCACGGCCGAGGAGATCGTCGACAAGCAGAAGAACCTCGCCAAGACCTTCTTCGCCGCCCAGTACCTCTGCCAGCCGGTCCCGTCGGACGAGGCCCTCTTCGACCCTGCGCTCGTCGCCGCCGCAACGGACGAAGACCTGACCCTCGACGCCCTTCCCCCGGCGCCCAAGGTGCTGCTCTACGACCCGGTCGCCCGCATGGACGACAACACGCGCGGCGACCTCAACGGCATCATCGTGGCCAAGGTCATCCCGGCCCACGCGCTCGGCCTCGTTGGCTTCGAGCCGGACAGGAACATCTTTGTCCCGGTCGAGGCACTTGAGCTGGCCGGCGGCGCCGACAGCGCCGTCAGCTGGCTCGAAGAGGTCGGCGTCCCCAACCACAAGGAGGAGCTGCAGGCGCTCTGGGTCGAGGATGTCGCCGCCCAATCGCTGTTCAAGCCGTGGCTCGAGGAGCGCGGCAAGCTCGACGGCGTCGCCATCCGGGGCCAGAAGATCGGCAACGCGGCCCTTGCCTTTCGGCTCATGGGGTTGCAGACCGCGATGCGGAAGGGGTACCTTAGGTTGCCGCCCGAGTTCCCCGGCCGCGACCTCTTGGTCCAGCGCCTCATTGAGTATCCGCTCTCGGATTCGGACGATCTGATCTCTGCCCTCGCGCTGTTGAGCACCCAAGCCGACCGGCGCGGCACGCCTCCGGGGCTCACGCCGCTCGACGAGCGGAACACCCCAACGACCCTCTGGACACCCCAGATGAACGGAGCATCCAACGATGGCTGGCCAAGCTAGGCTCAACGAAGACGCCCAGGCGCACCTCAAGTCCCTCTTCGAGACGGCCCGCGAGGCCCTGTCCGCGCCACTCAAGGAGAATCAGAAGCTCATCTCGGACATCTACACCGGGCGTGACCCGGCGTCGTTGGCCCAGATATTCATCGGAGAGCAGGGCATCCCGGTCGCCGATCTCGTCGAGGCCGAGAAGACCGCGTCGTGGCGACCGCCGCAGACCACCGCGAACCTCTTCTTGTCGCGGGTCCGGCAGCTGGTGAGCAACCTCACCCCGGGTGTCCCGTCCTTCCGGTCGAAGGCCCGCGTCTCCGGCGCCGCCCGCCTCTCCGACGACCAGAACAAGATCATGCGGATCCTCACGGACCGTGGTGATCTCCGCGCCGCCGCTCGCCGCGCCGCCTTCCTCGGGCTGCTCTCGCCCTACTTCGGGGTCAAGATATGCCTGGACGGAAAGCCAAAGGCCGGCGAGGAGCATCCCCTGGACCAAGTCCAGTTCAAGGCGTTGGAGCCGGGCGTCTGCGGCTACGAGCCCTTCCTCCGTCGCTTCGTGTGGCACGCCTACACGATGCAGTACGGCGACCTCCCCGCCACCTGGATCCCGGCCGAGTGGAAGGAAGCCACGGGCGAGGAGCCCAAGCCCTACGACCTCGTCCGCGTCACCGAGCTGTACCACGAGGGCATCAACACGGGCTCGACGGAGTCCGGTTGCCCCATGTCGGTGTTCGTTGAGCGCAACGCGCCCGAAGAGCCGGACGCGGTCCAGCTCGATCCGAGCGGCACCCTGCCCCAGCAGGACCACCTCGGCGTCTACGCGACGACCGAGATGCTGCCCGCCTGCCCCATCATCCTGAACAACTTCCTCGACGCGGCTCCCGACGAGGACATCCCGGCGGCGGAAGTGCTCTCGTGGATCCCGTTGATGAGGATGATCGTCCAGACCCTCGTGCAGATCGAGCGCGAGATCCGGACGTCGAACAACACCATCCTCTACGACAAGACCGCCATCAAGAAGGAGGTCATCGACTTCCTCCAGGGCGCGGTGCCCGGCGCTCGTGTCTTCGTCCCGGTCGATGCCGACGACAACAGTCGTGGTGTGAACGCCACCATGCGGCCGGTCGAGCAGAACAGCGAGCTGGACAAGTACCTCGCCGCACTCTCGGCCTACCTCCGTCTCTTCGACGACGTGACCGGCGTGTCGCCCAGCGATCGGGGCCAGCCGGCCGGCGGTCGCCGTTCCGCGCACGAGGCCGCTGCCATCACCGAGGCCGCTGCCCGGCGGACCCAGGACCGGCTCGAGGTCATGGCCGGCATGTGGACCAAGATCGCCCAGGTGCTCTTCGCCTACCAGCGCAATATCTTCGGTGCGACGGTCGAGGTCCCGCTGCAGAACGGCATGGTCGAGACCCTCGCGGTGCCCAACCCGAAGACCGCCAAGTTCGCCTTCGATGTGGACCCCGTTGAGCTGGGCCACCTGTCCAATAGCGGCGACCTGAACGCCCAGATGCAGTGGCTCACCGTGCTCACTCGGTCGCAGCAGGCCTTCGCCACGGGGATGCCCCGCATGATCCGCGAGGCCTTGCGCAGGCTGGGCATGACGATGGGCATCGAGGATGTCGAGCTGTACCTGGGTGCTCCGACCATCGAGGTCGGCCCCGAGGAGCGTTTCATCGAGCACCTCCAGACCCAGAAGCCGATCGTGGTGCTCGCTGATGACCAGCACGACATGTTCATGGCCTACTACACCCGGATGCAACAGGCCACCATCACCCGCCAAGGCGATGAGCAGCAGATCCTTGAGCTGCAACAGGCCATCGACCTGCACCGTTCCTACGCGGCCCAGAGCGCCAGCGTCATCAACCCCGGTCAGCTCGGCGATATCGTCCCGGGCGTCGGTGCCGGCGCAGGGGAGGTCGACAACAACCTCGCTGCTGCCTTCGCCACGGGCGGCGCCCCGTCGGCCGTGCCGCAGCAGGACATCGGCGCCGGCTTCTAGTCAGGTACCCCGCATGATCTACCCCTTCAAGTGTCGCCAGTGCGCCCACCCCTTCGATGTGAGTCGCTCGATGAGCGTCGATGGACCCGAGCCCTGTCCTCTGTGCAAGCGGCCCTGCGAGCAGGACTACTCCCGCAAGACGGTGAACAGTCACGTCTCCACCGAGGGCGACTGGACCGGCGGCAAGGCGATCCTGCAGCTGCCCAAGGACCACCCTGACTACATGGTCACCAACCGGAACGACATGGCCGACGCCTACAAGCGCAATGGTCTCTGCATGGATACGGGCAAGTTAGTGTCCAAGGAGGCCCAGGTCAAGGCCACCATCCCGCGTGGGACGGCCCAAGAAGCCGCCCTGTCCAACCCTGATCTCGCCGTCGGCGGAGTCAGGGAAGAGTCTTGATTTTCCCACCCGTATCCCCTACCGTGAACCCTGGAACTCCAGGGGTCGCCCGAGCCAATCGAGGTAACCGTGGCTGAAGAGAAACCCAACGAGTCCGACGTCAACGAGCAGAAGCCTGCGGGTAGCTCGTCCAATGAGGAGGCGTCCGACCAGACGTTGAACCTCGCCGACGAAGCCAGCAATGCGGCGGCAAACAAGCCGCGCTCGAAGGACACCAGTTCTTTGGACGACCTGAACCTCGACGACGACGCCCGCAAGGCGATCGAGTCGTACGTCAGCAAGTCCGTCAACGACGCAGTCGCTAAGCACGACCGCCGCACCAAGCGCAAGGCCGAAGAGGCGGGGCACATGACCCGCAACGAGGTCGAGACGCTGCTGGCCGAGAAGGATGCGGAATCCACCCGCCGAATCGAGGCTCGAGAGCGGTTCCTGTCGGTGCTCGGAGAGGACGGGATCACCCCGGGCTCCGACTCCTACAAGAAGGTCGAGCAGGCGTACCGCGATGGGATCGACGACGGGGCCTTCACCCCGCAGATCCTCCTCACCGAGGCGGGTGTTCGCACCCTGGTCGCTGTCGCTGGTGTCTCGTCGAAGACGGCCGAGCGAGGAGAGCGAGGCGCCGGGCCCCAGAGTGGGCTCGCCGGCAACCTCCCCGAGGGTTCGCGCATCACGCAGGGCGGCGACGTCCAGCTGAACGCCGACAACCCTGACGACCCCAACAAGGGGATGCGACAGCGAATGAACGAGGCGATGGCCGACGCACTCCGCAAGCAATCCTGACCCCAGCCTGACTCATGGCAACTCCCGCATACAACCAGACTCTCGACACCCTCGTCTCGACCGCGCTCGAGACGTACACCCGCAACCCGGCCAACGCCCTCACCAACTGTGGTGAGAAGTTCCTGCAGACCGCCGCCCGCATGGGCCGGCTGTTCGTGGTGAACGACGCCGAGACGCTCCGTCACCCGCTGCTCATCGGCCACGGTGAGAACTCCTCGCTCTACACCCCGGACACTCTGTCCGGCACGCCCGACGGCGAGAACAACCTGTCGGCGAGCGCGAAGGAGATCCTGACCATGGCGATGTTCCACCTCGTCGCCGGCACGCGGAACATCAACTTCCCGCAGAGCCAGCCGCCCGGCAACCTCATCGACTACGTCTCCAGCGTCGTCGATGCGAACATGATGAAGGTCTTCAACGAGGAAGAGATCCTGTTCGTGCAGGGCGACGCGCCGGGTTCGTCCGGCACGCTCGCGCTCAACGCGCCGATGACGACCGACACCGACTACAACGCCGGCTACCCGATGTCGTTGATGTCGCTGCTGTACTCCAGCTCGACGCCCGCCGCCGTGGCGGACGGCGACACCACCAACGAGTCCTTCGCCAACGTGAAGGTCGACGACGTGCCGAAGTGGCAACCGAAGCACACCGCTGCGACGGATACCGACCACTCGACGATGATCTCTGACCTCCAGAACATCATCAACGACTCGAGCTACAGCGGCGTCGAGCGCCCGACCCACGTGTACATGGTCCAGGAATCCTTCGAGAAGTTCCTGGCCCTGCACCGCACGCTCGGCGCCCTGCCGGACCCGGTCCAGGCCAACCTCGGCAAGGAAGGCTCGATGCCCTTCGGCGGGGTCACCGTCGACTGGTCGCGCTACCTGACCCGCAACGTGCTCTGGGATATCACCGATCCGGAAGGCGGCACCGCCTCCTACCCGATCGTCGGTGTCAACTGGAACTCGCTCCGCCTGAACACCGTCCGCGCTGGCTCGCCCAGCCAGGACAACCTCGGCTTCATCCGCCAGATCGGTGCCATCCAGACGCACCCGCTGCTGACGAACCTGTTCAAGCGCATCGAGTGGAAGCGCCAGTGGTCGGTTGACGCCGGTCGCCGCTCCTTCTTCTCGCTCTACGGCAACACCACCATCGCCTAGAGCACCTGATGGCCACCCTGGCTGAACTGCGGACCCGCCTCAAGTCCCGTCTGGGGCTTGGGGTGGTCTCCGCTGTCGAGCAGGCACGCCTCAACGAGGCTGTCAACTCCGGCATCTCGCGGGCTCTCTCCGATGGGGCTCCTGGTTTGGCTACGGAGGTTTTCACTGGGGCCACCTATGGCTCCTTGGCCCTCACCTCGGCGGACCTGACCGCCGGCTCGAGTCTGGTTGCCGTCGTTGACGACACCATGCTCGCTGACCACGTCTTCCCCGGCGACATCTTGGTCTTCACCGTCGGCGGTGTCACGACGAAGTACCTGATCCGGGAAGTCCCGTCAGAGGTCAGCCTTGATCTGGGCGTCGAGGTCCCGACCACCGCCTCGGCGGACTCGGCCTCGATCATCCGGCGCTCCTTGGTGCTGCCCTCCTCGGGTCAGGTGATCCGCGTCGGCCGCATCAGCGGCTCCTCGGTGCGCTGGCTGGAGCACGCGGGCTCGGCCGTCAAGGCCAACCCCTTCGGCACGGGCAAGGGCGCCGCCTTCGAGCAACGCTTCTCGGAGGGGCACACCAAGAGCCACGCGCTGGTCTGGCCCGCACCTGACGACACCACCGAGCTGTACCTCGTTGAGCAGTCCGAGTACAAGGTCCAGATGGACGAGGACACCGACACCCTCTCCTTCCCGGAGGAGGCGGTCGATGGGATCCTCGAGCGATCGAGGCAGGCGTACCTGACCTGGATCGGTAGCGCCGATGGTGTCCAGCTGGGCGCTGCGGCCCAGGCCTCCCGTGATGTCGCCGATTCGATCCACAACAGCGGCAACGCACACCAGCTCCACCAGAGGTACTAGCCATGGCCGGCGACTATTCAGGTCCCTGTTGCTGTGGGTCAGTGACCCGCATGAAGGGCGGAATCCACCCCGACACGATCAAGTCGGCCACGGTGGACCTGCACATCGAGGACTACACGACCAAGACGTTCATCAACGCCATCCTGGTCAACAAGCCCATCCACATCATCAGTGCGACGGCAGCGTACGTGGCCATCAGCCACGACACCACGGCGGGCAACGAGCACAAGCAGGTCAAGACGCGGAGCCCCTCGACTACTGCCATTGAGTGGGCGATGACCCCAGCGTCCTTCTCGCTGTTCACGCTCCCCGCCTTCGTCACCGACGACTTGGACATGGGCGGCTGGGATCCCGAGCAGGGTGGCGACTACATCGACGGGCGCGACTACATCGTGTCAGGCGCAGTGAACCCCTACACACCTCACTGGCGTATGCCCGAGGATCTGTGGGGCTACTTCTGTGACGGCGCGTTGTTCGTCGAGATGAACGCGGCGTACCAGTTCACCTGCCTGCGGGTCACTGTCAACTACGTTGACCGAGCGCAGTTCTCGCCTGCCTACCCTGACCCTGTGGGGGTCATGCAGCACTACTGGAAGTGCGCTCACGGCGACAAGGTCGAGTTCCTGGAGGGTTTCTACGGCGGCTCATCGTTCGACGTGGACTCCAGTGCGGTCGTCTCGGTAGGCTCCTCGCTGCCGGGCTCGAGTCGCCAGACCAACCCGGGCTCCTGGATCACCACGGCGCACTCCGCCCACACTTGGTAGCCATGCAGCCGAAGCGCATCGACCAGCTCCCCCTCGATCGGCGGGTCGGCCACCTCGGCCCGACCGGGGGCCAGCTCCCTGCCCTCTTCGAGCGCCGGGACGTAGAGCCCGGCGCGTTGACGCTGACTCGTCGGACGGGCACCCAACGCTCGACGTCCGATCTGCCCAACCTCCTGGGCGCCGGCTACGACGGTGAGCTGGGCGAGTGCGCCGTCGACCGCGACTTCGACAGCGAGATCGGCTCCGAGTGGACGATCTTCGGTACCTTCTACGCCCCCGATTCGACGCTCTCGTCGGACAGCTACTCGAGGGTGTTCTCGCTGAACGGGACGGAGCTGTACGTCAAGCACCTGTACGCGACGAACCAGATCCGGCTCCAGGTCTACGACGATGCCGGCTCGCTCCTCACACAGACGGGTACGGTGTCCCTCTCATTGACCCGCACCCTGCGCTTCATGGTGGCCCGGGAGGCCGCTGGCAACGTCGCACTGAACGGCTGGGCCGTCCCGGCCTCCGGGGGCACCGCCGTCGTCGGGGCCGACGTCACGGCGGCTCACACCTTCGATGACACCCTCAATGAGTTGGTGCTGTTCGGCGAGGTCCATTCGTCGTTGGCCGGGCACTACAAAGGTGTCCTCCTGACCAACTTCTTGCTCTACGACGCGGACGTCTTCACCACCGCTGTCTACGACGCCTTCGCTGCCGACCTGACCCCAGAGACCTCCATCACCCTGCCGGGTGCCTCGGACCTCCTGTGGCAGGGCAAGTTCAGCGAGGGAGGCACTGCCCTGACCTACACCAACGACGGCGCCGAAGAGGTCAACGCCTACCTCGTTCCGTCGAAGCCCCTGGCCTACGATCCAGCGGGCAACGGGGCGCCCACCGAGATCCACTTCGGAGGCAAGGGCGTCCTTGAGGTCCCGTTTTACCTGGACTTCGATGAGTACTACTGGACCGCGACCTACGCCTCGGCCCGCCTCGAGTGGTGCTTCCAGCTAGAGATCACGACGCCGGAGATCCTGGCAGCCTGCACCATCTACGAGGTACAGGATCTCTTGCGTCTCCGCATCGTCGAGAGCGGTGGGTCCTACTACCTCAAGGCGGAGTTCCATAACGCTACCGTCAGTGTCACGCATACGACCGCGCTGGCCGGAGGCACAGCCTACGATGTCTTCGCCGCTCGAGACACCACTACGGTCTACCTCAAGCAGGATGCGGCAGAGCTGAACGCCACCGCCACCAACCCCATCATCTTCAACTACGACAAGACCCTCGGGTTTGTCATTGGGGACACGGCGGACTTCGAGAACAGTGAGCCCTACTCCGGGCGGCTCGGGCGCTTCGCGCTGCACAACTCCTCCACCCGTGCGTTCGGCGACCGGACCGACGCCGTCATCTACTACGACGTCGACTCCATCTACGGCGACGAGGTTCTCGACCGAGGGCCCCGCAGCCTCAATGGGTACCTGGGTGTCCGCTCCTCGGCCAAGGCGCCCTACTACGCCGAGGGCGCGTTCCCGGGCGGCGCCTACGTCGCAGCGGCTGGAGGCTACCTGATCTCTGCGCCTTCGCCCAGCTACGGCTACGAAGGCACCCTCGAGAAGCCCCTGCTCAAGGACGCTGTCGTCCAGCGCGAGGGCCAGCGGGCCTTCGTTGTGAGCAACGGGGTTGCCTACCTCGTCGATGACGTTGATGAGACCTTCCGGCCGCTGGGCATTCCCCGCCCCTCAACCAAGGTGTCGTGTACTCCGCAGGGTATCGGTGCGATCGACGGGTTCGTGCGGTACGCCTACCGCTACACGACGCAGGACGGCACCGTCGGACCCGTCTTCCAGCTCGACCCGTGCGATGCCACGGGCGGGGTCAACGTCCTGCTGGGAGCCGAGACCTTCAGTCTCCCTTTGGACCCCGCCTTCGGCATTGCCTACGGCGAGTGCGAAGTGGGCACCGTTGCCGCCGACGGGGTCGAGTGCCTCATTGCGCATGATGACGACAACACAGGGGACGCCGACCCCTCGCTGCTCCATATCGAGAAGAAGAACCCTGGTCTGACGCTGGAGACCGCCTTCCGCTTGCCTGCGCTGGCGGCGGTCACGGAGGAGTCGGTCATCTCGCAGGGCGTCTATGCGCCGTTCGGTCCGACGTACTGGTTCGCCGACCACACCCCCTACAACTTCCCTTGGATTGGTGGGCAAGGTGCGGAGAGCACCTTCCAGCTCACCTTCCGGTACTTCTACGATGCTGCGGACTCCAACACCGAGTACCAGATCCTCTTCGGCATCGGTGCGCGGAACCAGCACAAGGACGGTTCACCCAAATGGCGGCTGAACCACCTGCTCATCAGCATCCAACCGCCCGAAAACGTATCGAACGACCACAGCCTTGTCATCACCCGTGACGACGCCTACAGCGGATCCGGACACTACAACGACGCGCTGAAGCATTGGTCGAAGGACTACGACTTCGTCAGCGGGAATGACTACACGATCTTCGTCAGCCGTGGCGGCGCCAACTACGGCAGCGCCCCTGGTGCAGACCTTCTCGTCGCCATCTACGACCACACTGCCGAGTCGTGGAACGAGTGGCCTCATAGTGCCACCGCGACACAGCTCGTGAACACCGACTTCTGGGGCGCGAACTACACAGGCAAGGCCCGCGACGAGGTGGTCTGGGGTGGCATGCGGCGCGAGGGCAGCTCCATCTCGACGAAGACGCGGAAGCGTTCGGCGGCGGGCAGCTCTACCTTCAACTTTGACTTCATCACGCCCCTGTTCAACGGAACAACGTCTGACGGCTCGCCGGGTACGGTGCTGTATCACGGTCGGATGTGGCGCAAGGAGCAACCCTTCACCTTGCTCGCGGAGAAGGCCCTTGATCGGTACGGCGCTCGGCAGGGTCCGCTGTCTGACGCGCTTGAAGTCGATGTCGCCTTCTGCTCTGACTCGTCGAAGCCCACGCTGGACGGCGGTTGGGACTTCCCCAACGACATGCGTGTCAAGTTCGCCACGCCCCACGCGCTGGAGGCCCGAGTCTTCCTGGGCTCCTCGGTGGACAAGACAGTCTTCTTGGCCTACGGCGCCGACAACACCATCACTGCGGGCTCCCCCGACACCCACGCCGTCACCTCCACCGATCAGATCCCCCTCTGGGCGGCGTA